ATTGCCTTTGAGTTGCATTATTTATCTACCATAAAATAATTAATTATGTATAATTTAAAACATTTCTTAGATAACTTAGTAGTTACATTATGTTACATCACATTAATTGTGTGTCCAATATATGTTGTATTAAATATATTAGGAGTTTGTGCATTTAATAGTGGTTTATTTAATCTAGCTACAATAGTTTTAGCAGTAATTATGTTTTTTGTGTGTAAATCAGCAGTAGAAGATGCACGAAGATTACATCATAAAGGCCAAAGATTTCTTTGGTAACAATAATGAATGAAAAGCAATAGTGCTAAATAAGAGGGCATTCATTAATAAAGGGAGAGGTTAAAAAGAAACAAACTTATGAGAACTTGTTCACCTCTCCTTTTATATTAATACATAACCGCTATGACCATTTCTCCCAACTTTCCTTATTTCTCAAATTACCTGTTTTGTTAGGAAATGCGAGCGGTTACTTATTTTCAATATATAAATCAGGATTAAGAATCCACATTGGCCCAGGGATTAACCATATTTAATTAGTCAGGAACGACTAACCACTGGTATATGAAGCTGGTCACAAATAATAATTAAACAGAGTTCGTTATCTTAATGCGGATCTTCCGTAACAAACGGATAATAGTAATGTATTAGTTAGTATTTGACGGTCAATTTATTTATGTATTGAATCTGTATGAGTCAGTAATAGTATTGATAGTTACACGGAGTGTATTATCTAACGCTATTACTAGACTTATACTATAAAACAAATGTTTAACTTAAAATTATAGAAATTATGGAATACATAATGGAAGATACATATGTATATATTGCTCTTGGAGCATTTATAGTTGGAATTACTATTGGTTGGTTAATAAATCAACAAAGAATGCAAGAAATACACGAACATGTTATTGATTTGGCATTAAATATTGAAGATTTTATAGCTGAAGTAAAACAACTTCGTTTTATGATAGCTGAAGATAGAACAAATTTAATAGGAGAATTATCTAACCGTTGTAATAATCTTGATTGTAAGTGTAAAGCATCTAATAAAACAAAAAGTAAACCTCCAAATATTATTTATCAAAAACCAGAACCACCTTTCTGATGAATAAAAAGTTATTTCGACCCAAATTGGGCAGAGAATGGGCTATTTTATGGTCCAAACAAGAAAAGAAGAAATTAGTTGATTATTTTATAGAAAAATGTAAAGAAAAAGAGTATTTAAATACATTATGTGAACAACATACTATGTCAGTAGACTATTTTCTAAGAAGTGGACGTAAAATTAATAAGAATTAAAATAATAGATATGAAAAAGATAAAACATTTATCAATAGTTTGGAATAAAATGTCAAGACATGCATCTAGTGCACAAATACTGTGTTTTTTAGGTTATATTGGTATTTTTGTATTAGGATTTTGTTATCTTTGTTATAAATTTATAATAGCAAATTTATGGTAAAACCAACAAATTCAGACATTGATTCAGTATTCTTTGATATTGATTTAGATCCAGCTCGTAAAGAGGGTGAAACCTTTGAAGAGTATAGAAAAAGGAGAAAATCAGGTAATGAAAGAATAAAATTACACTTAAAGGGACGAAGAATAAAATAATTTTCTTATCTTCGTTCCTTTTACACACCTCAACACTACTTAAAATATATTTGTATTTTAGAGTAGGCAATGTTGGAATGTGCTTCAAAAGAGAGAGTATCATGGTGCTCGAAACAGAACTCTGTTTTAGGTTCGAATCCTAACTACTCTAGAATACATTTATTAACATTAAAAATAGTTTTACAATGGAAGTATCTAATCAGATTCTTAGTGATATAATAGTCTTTAATAAGTACGCCAAGTTTATACCTGAAAAAGGTAGAAGAGAAACATTTGATGAAATATGTAATCGTTATCAAGAAATGATGATTGCTAAACATTCATTCATAGCTAAAGATATAAAGAAAGCTATAAAATTTGTAAAAGAACGAAAGATTCTACCTTCGATGAGAGCTATGCAGTTTGCAGGAGCTGCTATAACTAAATCAGAGTCAAGGATTTATAACTGTGCGTATTTACCAATAGATGATTACAGATCTTTTTCTGAAATTATGTTTCTTCTGTTAGGAGGAACTGGTGTTGGATATTCAGTACAATTTAAACATGTAAGAGAATTACCAGAAGTAGTTAAACCAAGAAAATCTCAAAAGTATTTAATAGGAGATTCTATCGAAGGTTGGGCTGATTCTGTAAGACATCTAATTGGGTCATATTTGGGCTTTAGAAAAACAAAACCGGTATTTGATTTTTCTGATATAAGGCCAAAAGGATCTCGATTAGTAACAGCAGGTGGTAAAGCACCTGGACCTGAACCATTAAGAACTTGTTTGTTTCATTTAGAAACACTTTTAAACAGGAAGAAGAATGGTTCATCTTTAACTCCTCTTGAGGTACACGATATGGTGTGCTTCATAGCAGACGCAGTTCTGGCAGGAGGGATAAGAAGAGCAGCATTGATTTCATTATTCAGTATGGATGATGAAGAAATGTTGACAAGTAAATATGGAAATTGGTGGGAGCTTAACCCTCAACGGGGGAGGGCTAACAATAGTGCTGTAATTCGAAGACATAGAATTACTCAACCAGAATTCAAAAGATTTTGGAAGAAAATTCAAGAGTCGAATTCAGGAGAACCAGGAATGTATTTCACTAATAATAGTGATTATGGTACAAATCCTTGTTGTGAAATTGCTTTAAAACCATTCCAATTTTGTAATCTCACTGAGGTTAATGTATCTAATATAGGGTCACAAGATGATTTGGCGGAAAGAGTCAAATTAGCATCATTACTAGGAACTTTACAGGCTAGTTTTACTGATTTTCACTATCTCAGGCCCATATGGAAACAAACAACTGAAAAAGACGCTTTAATCGGTGTTGGGATGACAGGAATAGGAAGTGGTACTATTTTGCAATATGATTTGAATAACGCAGCCGAAATGGCGTGCACTTCAAATGCATATTATGCAGAATTATTAAGCATTAATAAAGCAGCAAGGGTAACTACTATTAAACCTTCTGGAACAACTAGTTGTGTATTAGGAACATCATCAGGAATACATGCTTGGCATAATGATTATTATATCAGGCGTGTTCAAATAACAAAAGATGAAGATTTATATAAGTATTTATATAAAAAACATCCTGAGTTAATTACAGATATGAAACTAATACCGAATTCAGCAGTTATTGAGATTCCTCAAAAAGCTCCCGCTGGTTCCATTTTACGAAATAAAGAAAGTGCACTTGAATTACTTACACGAGTTAAATTATTTAATTTAGAATGGGTAAAACAAGGACATCGTCATGGTGATAATACTAATAATGTATCCGCTACTATATCTATTAAAGAAAATGAATGGAAGGAAGTAGGAGAATGGATGTGGAAGAATAAAGATACATTTAATGGTTTAAGTATATTACCATATGATGGAGGAACATATACTCAAGCACCTTTCGAAAACATTTCAAAATCAAAATACTATTCAATGATGAATGATTTAACTGCAATTAATCTTAAGAAAATAAAAGAACTTGATGATAATACAACAAGAAGTCAAGAAATTGCATGTTCAAGTGGTTCATGTGAATTAGTATAACATATCAGATTCTGTAGGCATAAATTATTAATTTAAAATAGAATTATTATGTTAAAAGTTTTTATCGTTATTATGGCATTTGCTATAATATACATAGTTTGGACTATATTATTAGGAAACGAAGAATAATATGGGACATATGAAATGGATTTCTACTCTAACTCAAGATGATCTCAAGAGTATGAAATTATTAGTTAAATTTGCTGAAATGAATAACGAAGAGTTAATTAGTTTTCAAAATAGTAAATATGAGATCTCATACATAAGAAGTGTAATTAAATTGAAAGAAGATGGAGAAATTACTCCTGAATTAAATGATTTATTAACTGATTAAAATAAAAAGATATGATAAAGTTAATCTGTGCACATACAAGTATTGATCCAATATTTGAATGTGTTTCAATGGATGAAGCTATAACTTATCTCTCAAACCAGAATATTCTTGGTGTCGATACAGAAACTGAAGGAAAAGATTTTACTCATAAAAAAATTGTGATGTTTCAAATCGGTACTAAGGATATTCAGTTTGTTATTGACACAAGATTTATTGATATTACTCCTTTAATTCCTATTTTGGAAGATCCTAATATTGTGAAGATATTTCATAATATTAAATTTGATTATAAATTCTTAAAAAGATGGTATAATATGGATATTAAAAATCCATATGATACTATGTTAGCCGAAGGTATAATTCATTGTGGTCAAAATCAAGTAGGTTATTCTTTAAATGCATTAACACAAAAGTATTTAAAGAAAGAATTAAATAAGGAAGTTAGAAATAAATTTATTGGACTAGATGGTAAACCTTTTAGTAGTGAACAAATATTATATGGTGCTGAAGATGTAGAGCATTTAATTGATATTTGGAAATATCAACAAGAACTCTTAACAAAATATGAATTGTTTGAAGTAGCTAATCTTGAAATGGAAGTAGCACTTGCATTTGCTGACATTGAATTTAATGGATTAGAATTTAATAAAGATAAATGGTTATTAATAGCTAATGAATCTGAAACAGAAGTAATAAAAAATGAAGAAGAATTAGATAAAATGATTTATGCTCTTAAACTTAGTAAGTTTATTAAAACATCATTTCAAACTGATTTATTTATTGCTTCAGAAAAGATTCGAAAAATTGATATTAAATGGTCTAGTCCTACACAAGTTTTAAAAGTATTTAAAGAATATGGTTTAAATATTGAAAAAGTAAATGCATTTGAATTATCTAAACATAAGAATAAAGCATTAATTACTAAATATTTAAAATATAAAGAAGTTCAAAAAATTGTATCAACTTATGGTAAATCTTTTTTAAAGTATGTGATGAAAGATGGTAAGGTAAGAACAAGTTTTTGGCAAATATTAAATACTGGCCGTGTATCAAGTGGAAATAGAGAAGATAAGAAACCTAATATGCAGAATATTCCTGCAGATAATAAATTTAGAAATTGTTTTCATGCAAGAAAAGGATTTAAATTAGTATCTGTAGACTATTCAGGACAGGAGTTAGGTATTATAGCTTCCGGATCAAAAGATCCTGTCTGGATGAAAGCACGTATAGAAGAGAGTGATCTTCATAGTATATGTGCTGATATGGTATTTAAAGAGGAATGGCGTCAAGCTGATGCTGATAAAAAGAAAGAACTTAGAGTTATGATTAAGACTATTAATTTTGGTCTTGCTTATGGAATGAGTAAATTTAAATTATCAAGTACTCTTCAAATAACAGTCGATGATGCAGAAGCATTAATTAAACAATATTTTAAAGCATTTCCTAAAATTAAAGGATTTTTAAATATTTTGGGTAATTATGGTAAGCGTTATGGATATATTAGAACATTTAAACCTTTTAGAAGGATTAGATGGTTTGACAACTGGCGTAATGATATGCATTCTAAAAGAGATTTTAAAGAATTAGGTGCTATTGAACGTATGAGTAAAAATACTCCAATTCAAGGAACTGGTGCAGATATGATTAAGTTAGCAATGACTATGATTAGAAATAAGATTAAGACATTAAGCTACCCTGCATATTTAGTAACTCAAGTTCATGATGAAATAGGTGTAGAAGTTAGAGAAGATAAAGCAAAAGAATGGGCAGAAATTCAATCTGAATTAATGCGTCAAGCTGGTGCTAAAATCGTTTCTGATTTTCCTATGGGAGTAGATTATACAATTAGTAATGAATGGTGTAAATAAAACTTAATAAAATGGATGCAAATGAAATTAAAGATGAAATTCAACGTAAAGGGTTGAATATATGGTGGTCTTCTCCATTTTATGGAAAAGGAACATTACAATATGCTACTGGTGTAGGTAAAACTAGATGTGGTGTATTAGCAGCAGCTTTAATGGTAAAAAAGTTAGGTATGGATTGTAATATGTTAATTTTAACACCAACTGAAACTATTAGAGATAGATCGTGGAAAGATGAATTTAAAAAATGGGGATATGATGATATATTTACAGCTTGTATAGAATGTGTATGTATTCAAACAGCATATAAATATGTAGGATATCATTATGATTTAGTTATAGCAGATGAAATACATAATTATATTTCTCCTGAATATTTTAATTTCTTTTCACAAAATAAGTTTGATAAATTATTAGGATTATCTGCATATATAGATCCTATGAAAGTATTATTACTTAATACAATAGCTCCTATTTGTGATAGAATTAATACTAAAAGAGCTAGTGAGTTAAAATTAATTAGTGAATTTAAATTATGTACTGTACCATTAGAATTATCAACAGATGAAAGAAAGTCTTATAATTCTGCAAATGGAAATTTTAATAGATTATTTTCGTTTTTTGAAAAAGATTTAAAATTAATGTATGCATGTATGAATAAAAATACTTATATTAATTTTTTAACTCGTAAAGGAATAGAATTAAATAGTGAAAATTCTACATTTCCTTTTCAATGTAATGCTGCAATGGCTCAAAGAAAGAAGATTTTATATAATGCTTCTGGAAAGATAACTGCAGTTAAACATATATGTGAACAATACCCTGAGAGGAAGACAATTATATTTTCTCAAACAATAGACTTTGCTGACAAAGTTACAGAAGAGCTTGGTGATACTTGTGTAAGTTTTCATAGTAAGATTGGTAAGAAAGCTAGAACAGCTAACTTAGACAAACTTATAGATAACAAAACAAAAGTGACACGAATCTCTACTGCTAAAGCTTTGAATGAGGGCATGAATGTCCCAGATATTTCAATGGCTATTATAGCTAGTGGAACTAGCAAAACTAAAGATTTGATTCAACGGATCGGAAGAGCTGTTAGATGGGAGGAAGGTAAGCAGGCGCTAATCTTTCGTCTATATATTGAAGATAGTCAAGAGGAGAAATGGATGTCTTCTTCTCAACAAGGGTATAGTGTTGAGGTCATGCGATTAGATAATGAAGAATCTAAGCATGAGTGTTTGTATAAAATAGGTTAAAGGTGATTCGGACTGCTATGTATACGCAATCATTAAATTCAAGTGGCGGAGCAGCTCAACGCTTGAACCTTTTTCCTTTTTATTAACTTTTAAAATATAAAATTATGGCACAAATGGTATGTCCTCATTGTGGACACGATGAATACAATGAAATTATAAGAATTATAGTCAATCATGCAGAAGTTGAAGAGGAGGCTGGATATGAATGCACATCTAAATCTTGTGGAGAATTTTTTACAGAATCTATTGAAGATTATGAATTCAATGAAGCAGCTAAAGAAGCAAGAGATGAAGATAGAGCTGACGAAGCTAGAGATATGGGCGAATGAAAACATTAATAGAAGCAAAACAACATCTTAGAGCAAGTTTTACAGATGGAACAGAATGTCCTTGTTGTGGAAAATATGTTAAAGCA